GTTCCTTGTTGCTTGGCCCATGCTTTATCCTACAGCGTTGCGCGCGGCGCAAGTCCCGTTAAATGCCTATCTATTGGGAAATGGCGGGAAATCATGCGGCAGGGCGTCGCATACGGTACCTGGATACCGCATTAGATTATCGCGAAAGGGCTAGGAGCGTGTCCGCGCACGCCCAAGGCCGGGGCTACCTGCGGCAATCTGTCATGCAAAATGGCCGAAATGGATTAATCCCAGCGGGTTCAATGGGTTGTGCGAATTATCGCAAAATGCCGCCGACAAAATGCTGCGTCGGCGAACAAAACAGCCGCCGACATGGCTTTTTGAGTAAACGTCGGGCTTTGTCGGGTTTTGTCGGGACAAATCGGCCCGAGGAATCCCGACAGACACAGCCCCCCCCCTAGAAGGGGGGGCGTGTCGGATCGTTGTCGGTGTCGGTGTCGGCGGAATGGCTGGCGTAGGGCAAGGCATGGCCCCAGGCATGGGCCGTCTGGCCCCAGGCCCTGCCTCCCGCCCGGCATAGGGCAAGGCCGCGATCATCCCATGCCCCGCCACCGGCTAGGCGTGGAGCAAGGCGGCGCTCACCCCATGGCCGGGGTTGTACAGCTGCTTACAGGGGCAACATCGAGGCCCAATCCAAAACATTCTTCGACGGGGTGGGGTCGATGTAGATATAGGCCCCCCCCACAAATGGGATCGCCCTGGCCGACCTTGCGCTTCATGCACAAAATTTGCCGGGAAATCCAAAACGAAGCCTTGCGCTGCGCTCAAAGACACGTTGTGCATTGACGCAAGGCTTAAATCCGCGCATATTTGGCAAAATTCACCTAGATTTGGTGTCAAATGCCTTCACATTCGGACAAGCAGCGCCGTTTTATGGCTGCGGCGGCTCACGATCCTAAATTTGCCAAGAAAGCTGGCATTCCGGTCAAGGTTGCCAAGGAATACAACCGCGCTGACAAGGGGCCAAAGCTGGCAAAAGCTATGAAAAGCATGAATCGGGACGATACATGACCAAAGGCGCGTTCAAAAAGGGCAATACAGCCAGCCGTGGCAAGGGTCGCCCGAAAGGCTCAAAGGACAAGTCCACGATGAAGGCCCGCGAGATGATTGCGAGCTTCATTGATGGCAATGCTAGCCGTCTAAACGACTGGCTGGAGGAAGTTTACCACCAGGACGGCCCACGGGCGGCGTTCAACTGCTTTTCGGACTTGATTGAGTACCATGTGCCCAAGCTGGCGCGAAATGAAGTAACTGGCCCGGATGAAGGCCCTGTGGAACTCGTGATTTCGTGGCAAGAAAAGAAGTAAAGATTGAGTATTCGCCTCGCGATGCGTTCATGCCATTCCACAACCGCACGCAGCGGTGGGCTTGCCTTGTGGCGCATCGTCGGGCTGGCAAGACGGTTTCGGCGGTCAACGACATCATACGGGCGGCGGTTACTTGCAAGACGCCCAACCCGCTTTTTGCGTACATAGCGCCATACCGTAGCCAGGCCAAGAGTGTGGCTTGGGATTATCTCAAGCGTTTTAGCAAGCCAATCGCGAAGGCCGCAAATGAAGCCGAACTCCAAATTGATCTTGTTACAGGTGCCCGTATTCGTCTGTTTGGCGCTGATAACGCCGATGCTATGCGTGGTTTGGGTTTTGACGGTATTTTTATGGACGAGTATGGCGATTTTAGACCTTCTGTATGGGGTCATGTCATTCGTCCTACGCTTTCTGACAAGCAGGGTTGGGCAGTATTTGGCGGTACTCCCAAAGGTAAAAATCAATTTTGGGATATTTACCAGACTGCTAAACAAAATCCGAAAGAATGGTTCCTTCTGAGGCTGACGGCGACGGACAGTGGGATTTTGCCGCAAAGCGAGCTTGATGCGGTCAAGTCTCAGATTACGCCTGACCAGTATATGCAGGAATACGAGTGCAGCTTCGAGGCGGCAATCCTCGGCGCGTTTTATGGTGTCGAGATGCGCGAAGCGGCAGACCAGGGCCGCATTAGCGAAGTGCCTTATGATCCGGCGTTGCCGACATATACGGCTTGGGACTTGGGCTTTCGGGACGACACGGCAATCTGGTGGTACCAGGTGGCCCGAAATGAAATCCATGTCATTGATTACTATGCGGTGTCGGGCGCGAGCATCGAGGACATTGCGAAGGTCGTTACGGAAAAACCCTACCATTATGGTAAGCATTATTTACCACATGATGCGCGAGCTAAAACCTTGGCTGCGCAGGGTAAGTCTGTCATTGAGCAGCTCGCGGAGTTTTTGGGGTTAGCCAACATTGCTGTTGTGCCTGACCTTGGCGTTCAGGACGGCATTCAGGCTGTTCGCATGACGCTGCCCAAGTGCTGGTTTGACGAACTCAAGTGTTCGGAAGGCATTGAGGCGTTGCGCCAGTACGAGCGAGAGTTTGACGAAGACAAGAAGGCATTTCGCGCGGCACCCAAGCATAACTGGTGTTCGCATCCGGCAGACGCATTTCGTATGCTGGCTGTGGCATGGCGTGGCGAGACGCCTACGAAGATTCTTGCGAGTGAGCGCCCATTGATTGTGGGCAAAGGAAACACGGCAACGCTTAACGATATGTGGGCGTCTGCCAAACCAAAGAGAAGGGCTAGACTATGAGTGGTGTTAGCAATCCGTATACCTATCAGTATGAACACGTTGCCGCGTCACAGACGGCGCACGTTCTTGGCGGGACGGGAGCGGTGGGCGACTATCTGCATCGTTTGATCTGCACGGTCAGCACGGCGGCGACAAGCGTTGTAACGATCTTGGACGGTTCGACTTCGCATACAGTCTTGCCGAATGCTGTTGGCGGGGGCATTGGCGTTTACAACATTGAAGTAAATGCGGCGTCCAAAAACGGCGCATGGAAAGTCACGACTGGCGCTGGCGTTGAAGTTCTGGCCGTGGGTATCTTCAGTGCGTAAGGCTGGATTGTACGCAAACATTTTGGCAAAGCAGGAACGGATCAAGGCTGGGTCTGGCGAGAAGATGCGTAAGCCGGGTGATCCTGGTGCGCCGACTGCCAAGGCGTTTGTGGAATCTGCCAAGACTGCCAAGGACGCAAAGAAAGACAAGAAATGACTGCAGCATGGACGCGCAAGGAAGGCAAGAATCCCAAAGGCGGCCTGAACGCCAAAGGCCGCGCGTCTTACAAGGCTGAGACGGGCGGGACGTTGAAGCCGCCTGTCAAGTCTGGCGACAATCCGCGCCGTGCGTCATTTCTGGCCCGCATGGGCAATATGCCCGGTCCTATGGAAAAGAATGGCAAGCCTACGCGCCTGGCTTTGGCGCTTAAGGCTTGGGGTGCGTCCAGCAAGGCAGATGCCAAGTCCAAGGCTGCCGCAATCTCTAATCGCAACAAGTAAGGAAATACTATGCCCATCGACCCGCAGAGAATGGCCGCGATTTTGCAGCGTATCCAGCCCGCCAATCAGGGCGGTGCGCCGATGCCCGCGCCTGGCGGCGCTCCCATGGGCGGCCCGCCGATGGGCGATCCGATGGGTGCCCCGATGGGCGGCCCGCCGCCGGGTGTTCCTATGCAGATCAACGGCGTTATGACGCCCCAGCCGCAGGGCGGTCCCCCGATGTCTGGTCCCGGTGGCCCGCAAGGTATGCCCATGCGTCCCATGATGCCGCCCGGTGGTATGCAGCCGCGTTAATACGACATTAAGGAATTAGACTATGGCCTTGGAAAAAGTCGATTCGACTGTCCAGAAACTTCTTACCAGCATTCATAACTACAATGCTGAATTTAAGAAGTGGGAAGCGCGTACCACAAAGATCATTCGCCGCTACCGCGATGACCAGAACACTGGCACCGGCATGACGAATGATGCCGCGCGGTTCAACATCCTATGGTCTAATGTCCAGACGCTGATACCGGCTGTTTATGCCCGTATGCCCAAGGCCGATGTCTCGCGGCGCTTTGGCGACAATGATCCGGTGGGCCGCGTTGCGTCCCTGCTGATCGAACGCGCCCTTGATTACGAAATTGAGCATTACCCTGATTTTCGTTCGTCTATGCGTCATGCCGTGGAAGATCGTTTCCTTGGCGGGCGTGGTGTGTCTTGGGTCCGCTACGACCCGCACATCAAGCAACAGGATATTCCCGACGATGGCCTCCAAATCACCGAAGACATTGAAGAAGGCGAAAGCCGCGACGCGCAAGGCGACATCTTCAACCAAACCGCCGGAACCGATGGTGCCCCTGAAGAAATTGACTACGAGTGCGCCCCCACCGACTACGTTCATTGGCGCGATTTCGGCCATTCTTGTGCGCGTACTTGGGAAGAAGTAACCCAGGTCTGGCGCTGGGTGTATATGTCCAAGGACGCTGTGACGGAACGCTTTGGCAAGAAGATTGCCCGCAAGATTCCGTTTAACAGCAGCCCTGATGGTCTGACCAAGTACGGCCAGTCGTCCAAGACCAACGACAAGGCCAAGATTTGCGAACTGTGGGACAAGGAAACCGCCAAGGTTTACTGGCTCATGGAA